CTTTTTTGATTCAATAAAATCAAATCCAAGACCAACAATGTTTGCCACCTTTGCATTTATAGCAGCATAGTTGTATGGAGAAATTTCGTAAATTGTTGATAGATAGTCTAAGTTGTATTCTGGCTGAATTAGATCAAAAGTAGCGTAGCCGCTAACTGCTTGTTGATGCTGAAGCTGCTGGCTTACTGCGCCGTCTTTGCCAACAAAAGATTTTTGCAAATCTCTAGAAACTTTTCTTCTAAATGAAGCTCCTAGGCCTGAAAGCTTTAAAATATCTTCGCCTTCTATATCAAATAGGTCGTCTGATTTTTGAGTGGTTGGATTATTAAATCTCATCCAGTCCGCTACATTAGAAACCTCTATGTTATTAATAAGGATGTCGTCTTTAGATTCAATCATTTTTTACCACCATTTAATCTAGCCATTTCTTCTTTGTGAACACCAATGTCCAGTGGATCTGGAGTTAGGCCCCATCTTAATCTTTGCTTTTGATACTCAAACTCTTCTTCATCAATTTGTCGACTTCCTTCAATAAACTTAGGCTGACCAACATCTATTCCATAGTGTGCTACGGCTGATGCAAGCAAAGCAATTCTTTCCTTATTTCCAATCATAGACGATATAGATAAAAAGTTATTATCTTCATCTCCGACCCATCTTCCGTCAGGCATTTCCCAGACATAGACTCCTAATCTAGTCTCACCAGATTTCATTTGAGCGTTAATTCTTTTAATGTCCATAGTTAATTATTTTACCACCTGTAGAGACATAAGTCCAGCTTTTTGTCACAGATACTGACAAAATTATATTATTTGAAACACTACCCTGTCTCTAGAGTGTGTGGATATAGATTCTTCTGTCATCAACAATGACGATCCATCGGCTACCGATGCAGGACTCCCGACATATAGGTCGTAGTGCTCTTGATGGCTTATCCCAGCAACTGAATATGTTGTAATATTTTGATATAAATTATCGTCCAGCACCCCAGATCTTACCCCCAGGAGCTGCTTGCCGTTAAGCCATATTTGTCCAGATATTGCAGATGCTGGCTTTATTAATATATAATTAGGCTCGTCAATATATAGGTAGGAAGATATATTTGTTGCAGATGATACATCCTGACCATTTATGTATATATTACTAACATTTGATTTTGATATAGCGCCGCCGCTTGCCCAAGAAAAATACGTTTCCGTTACTCCAGTTTTATTAAATAATAGGTACCCAGCAGATAAAGATTTTGGAGTAAAAATCATCTCTATGTTTCTGCACTCACCCACTAAGTCTACAAAGAATGCTGAAGACTTGGGCCTTATTCCATTGTTATATACTCTAGTTCTGACTGGATAATTGTTTTTTGATATATCAATGTCCCATACAGATCCAGATGTAGGCTGTGATATTGAAATTGTATTACCACCGCTGTTTGCATACAACTTTTTTTCTGAAAAGAAATAAAACTTTAAGGAATATAATTCTGGCTTGTATATTTCAGAATTTGATGATGCAAAAACTATTTTGAAATACAGAGATTTACTTGAAGAAAAGCTAGAACCTTGAACAAATCCTGGAATAGAAGATCCGTTTGTGCAAGGGGACCATGGACCAGAAGATGATCCTTCTGATACATATACAGATACTCCGCTTGAAGCAACCCAATCAATTCTTGAAGAAACATATGTTTTTGCAACACTTAAAACAATGTCCTCTATAAACTCTCCTGAATTAACTCCTGGATTCAAATAAACGCTATTATTAATTTCATTATAAGAAAGATTGCTATTATCATATATTAAAGACTGCCATCTTTCTTCTTCTGGATAAGAGTATTCCGCCTCCACTTTTTGATGCCTATCAGATGCTTTAAATAAATTTCCAAGATCTGGTGTTGAAATTTGATCATCTGTATTTAAAAATAAATTGTTGTAGTGTGATAATATTGATTGTTGAGAAAGTGCATACCTATACACTGCTGGGCTATCTATTAAAAAATGTTGCCCTGCGCTAGCAGGTCCGCAAGACAATGTGACTGAGGTGTTTGTAAACTTCATATCAATAGATTGTGTTGCTACTAAAACTCCATCAACATAAAGACTCATTGAGCTTACTGAATAAACACCAACAACATGCATTACTCTGCTTGAATTTGGAACTGAATAGTCAACTCTTTTAGACTCTAATTTAAAAACAATATTTCCATTGTCCCAATACAAACCAATTCCGCTAGAATCAGCCAGTATTGGTGTAAGAGATGTTAATGTTTTTGGATGAAACCAAGCTTCAATTGTGAAGTCGTTATCCGATGTATCTAATGTTGCAAATCCACCAGTACCAGTTGTTCCAGAAAAATCCTTTGACATTGTAAACTGAATATAATTAGAGCTATCAATTTTGTTTGTATGCGCTCCACCAGAAACAATTGGCATTCCAGACTTAACTATTTGACCAACATATGAAGCGTTATTTCCGCATCCAGATGCGTCATAAGCTATAGAGCCAGATGACTCATCTAATTTCCATAAGCCTATAGGAGAGTCTTTAATTGCTGATAAGTAGTAGGACATTTTTATATTATATCAGCACTAAAGCTATATATACAGTAGTACCTATCCTTGTCATTAAAGTGACCAATCTTGTACCCCGCCCCTGGTGGGATAATGAGCACAGAACCTTTTTGTGTGGCAAACTGGCTAGTATGATCTCCATCAACAAGAACTGTCTCTGAGCAGTCTTCTGAATTATTTAAAAATAAAATGGCTGTAAACTTATCAGACCTTACAAGCTCGTCATCAAATATTGATGAAACACCTTGCTTGCAGATTGTTGCAGACTTAGACTTATTGTTGCCTACAGAGTAAGCCTTGCAATATAAGTCTGAAGTGCTCCAAAAAGCCATCTTTATACTATTTAATATATACAAAGACATTTCATTTTGTTGACCGCTAAACATTAAATCTTTAATATACAGATTACTTTTTTCATGATTCAGTTTAACATCTAAGCATTGATCTTCTGGAACACCAACATTTAGCCAGAAAGATTTTCCTGAAGAGTCATTAACCTTTTCAATTAGTCCATCTGGGTCAGTTAACGAATTATAAAAAATATATGAGTTTGGTCCAATTTGTGATACTTGAAACATTGGAATGCTTGATGTCATTAAAATGGCTCCTTATACCAAAATAGAGGAACCATATATTTGTTTCCGCTGTTTATTTTTTTTGGATGATGTACGTATGGATCTGTAGATGGGAATATTATTATGCTGCCAGCTTTTGGCTTTATACTTAATTTTTGATTTGGAAAATCAATTTCTCCACCGTCATAATTATCGTTTAAATACATAACTCCTGATATCACTGGGTGCTTTATATTTGTAGGATCATTAGAGTCAATATGTGGTCCCATATCTGCGCCTGGGCTGTACTTCTTTATATTAAAAAAATTAGGAAGCCATGGTTTAGCAATCATATTAATATTACAGTAGCTTGATATTGCAAATTCAGACAAAGAATATATTTTGCTGGATATCTTATAAGCTTCAAAATCATTTTCATCTACCATTCGCCCTGATTCAAACACTCCAGATTTTCCAATCCCGTATGTTGTCATGGAGTCAGTGCTTGCGTTCCACTCCCCCCATCTTGATATAGTGCTATCTGGCCTTAATAAATTTTCTGAATTTTCTATACTAATAACAAATTCTTCTGGGCTGTCTAAAATGTCTTCATAATAAAATATTTTATCGTATAGTTTTTTTATAATCATTTAGGATTCTTCCTTAATGCTTGTCTTAAAAAAAGTTTCCTTTTGATTAGTTTCCTTTACTTTACCAATAGATGGCTTGGATTTTGTTATAGAGTAATCTGGAGATTCTCCTTCTCCTATTACATACCTATGCCATTTTCCACTATCTAATGATTTTCTAATTTCAGCTTTTCTTATAGCTTGCCATTCTTCTTTTCCGTGCTTTTTAAAACCTTCATGCCAATACTCTGATCCGTCATACTGGTACTGCCAAAATGTTCTTACTAAATACTTGTCTCCAGAAGATATTTTATCTACTCCATGAAAATACCGAGAAGCTCCTGTTATTGGATCCCCAGATGGAAAAACAACAACATCACCAGCTTTTGGTTTATAATGAATAACCTCTCCAGATTCTTCTTCTAAGAAAGATAAGCCTCCTCCTTCATAGTCGTCATTAAGATACATTGTGCACGTAATAGCAAACTTTAGTCCTGGATCATCTGCTGTAGCTCCAACATAATCAGTATGGTAATGCATAGCAAGGTTATTTTCCTTTGCTGTTTCCTTATATTTACATATAGAAAATCCAGAAGGGTGCCAGTTTGGAAGCTCAATATTATACTCATCTATATAATCTTTTGTGACAGAATTAAAAACTTTGTCTAGCGCTTGAAGAAAATCTGATTGGCGCTTGGCATAACTATCTGAAAGGTCAATTGGGTTTCCATCCCAGTCTGCTTCGTATTTCTGATCTCTTGTCATTCCAAGATTCATCATTAATCCAAACCCATACCAGTCGTCCCACTGTTTAAATAAAAACTTTGGATCGCTCTTTTGAGACAACTCTAATAGATCAATGTAGTCTTTATGGTTTGGAATTGCATTTTGATACACAATTACTCTTGGATATATAACAACTTTTTTAATCATTTTGAGATCTCCATTCTTTAACCTATCCGATTTGGATAGCTTGTCCACCTATACAATTAGACCTTGGGTCAAACAGTAGCTCAACAATATCTGCTATATCTGAGGTAGTTACCTGTATGCCTATTGGTTGTGATGCAATATAATGCCTTAAATCAGGATTATTTTCAAAAACTCCTTTTGCCATATCTGTTTTTATTACACCAGGACATATAGCGTTTGGCCTAATTTTTGTTTTACGTAAATCTTTAGCAAGTGATGAGGTGAATCCTTCAACACCGTTTTTGCTTGCTGTGTAAGCTGTATTTGAATTTGGAATGTGTGCTGCAATGCTACTCATATTAATTATTGGAGTGTGCACCTCTGTATCCATAAGCTTTAAAAAAACAGAACACATGTTCATGGTGCCTAGTAAATTTACTGATATTACCTCTTTATATCTTTCATAAGGCTGTAACTCAAATGGTGCTGCTTCAAATACACCAGCACAATTAACTAAACCAACAATCTTTTTATGTTTTATTTTTTCGTAAACAGATCTAATACTTTCAATGTCAGATACATCACACTCTTCAATATCATAAAGTGCTGGCTCGTAATCTTTATCCCTTATGCTTTTTGTTGAAATGCCTAATATTTCATATCCAAGCGAATGAAGTCTTTCTGCTACAACTCTGCCAATACCTCTACTGGCTCCAGTTACAATAACTGTCATGCTTCACCATTTTTTCCGACATAGTCTGGTATTATACCCATGCTAGCCATATCTTCCCAATTCTTATATACTTCCTCTTGCTTAGATCTAGTTACCTTTAGCTTTTCTTCTCTTTCAAGAACTTGCTCTTCTGTGTAAGTTAAACCATCTAAATCCCAAAAAGATCCTACTGTGTATCTTGTACCATCATGAACTTTGGTAACTTCGTGCTCATTGTTATGCCCGCCAGCAAAGAATACCAACATTCCTTTTTTAGGATGAATTTGAATATCATCATTTTTAAAATTTAAATATCCTCCTTTAAAATCATTATTTAAATATATAAAAGATGCGTACTTGCTTCTTTCAAATTCTGAAGGAGATCCGTCTTCATTTGAATTGTCTGAATGAAAAGCAGCAAAGGCCCCTGGAACCCATTTTTGTGCGTGGTAACTAACTTCATCTAAACCTTTTTGAATTAAAGACTCTCCCATTTGCTTTATCCTTGGTTTTAGTATTCCATGAAAATAGTTTTTTGGAAGACCAAACATCTCACACCCGCCTGTAGGGTCTTCATCCCAAAATCCCATAGCAAGTGAACCATAAAAAGAAATTTGATTCCAATCAAGAATATTATTTGAAGAAACCCAATCAAGGTAGGATATTATAGAATTAGATTCCTGCTCTGTTAAAAAAGACTCTACAGAAAAACATTCTGGTCCATGCTGTTTAATTTCCATTATCAATGTGCCTTTCTATAGTCCAAAAGAACGGTGCGGTGTATCTAACTCCATCAGTTACTGGTCTTACGCCATGAATGTAATTTTTATCTCCTGGGAAAAAATATGCTGCCTTAGCCTTTGGCTTAAACTCAACTCCTTGTAGAGGAAAATATAACTCTCCACCTTCATAGTCATCGTTTAAGTAAAAGACTGTGCCTAGGTCGTACCAAGGAAATGAATTTGGGCTTCCAGCATCTGGACCTTCATGCATTTCCTTATCTGCATGAGGCTCTTGCCTGGATCCTACTGGCCATCTAACAATACATGGCCCTGTTGGTCTAGATTTTACTTTAAAGAAACTATCAATTGTTTTATTTAATCTGTTAATGATGTTATCTAAAATAGGTATCATTTCTGGACTATATTTTTCAAAAGTCTCAAGAGTAACAACTCTATCTTTCCAAATGTTTGCCTGGTATATTAAATTTCCATTTTCGTTGAACTCATCATTTGTTTCATCAAAGCGTGTGTTGCTTCTGGCCCAACTCAACAGTATGTCTTTTTCCTCTTCAGTAATTGCATCTAAAATTTCAACAATATTATCTTTTGAGTTTCCAAAGTGTCCAGATGGTGTAATTGACCTTGGACTAAATGTTGCCATGTTTTGACTCGTATTATGCTTCATCTTTATATTATACCTTAGTTTTAAGTAAAACTCTTTCTGGTCCAATCTACTTTCTTGTACCCTCCGCCGCCTTTTATCCTATGCTTCCTTGCTGATTCGTTTCTTCTATTTAAAATATCAGAAGATGAGTGAAATTCTTTTTCCATTTCCCAAGACTCTCTTTTAAAAGGAATAATTTGAATATAGGGAGTGCCAGCACTTATTGTTCCCACAAAGTCTTTCTTGATAAAAAATGGCATTAGACCAGGGGTGCTAACCTTGTCGTTGTCTATAATGCCAGACGTTGTTATAAATGGAAGATCAAATCTATTTATTGGATTAATATAAAGTGCACTATAGCCATCTGGCAACTCTGGCATCCAGTTTGGATACCAATGAAAAGCATTTTCTTCGTATCCGTATGGAACCGAAAACTCTCCCATCACGTCCCTTGGCTCACAAAAAGACTTGTACTCATCTGGCACTGAGCTAAAAACTTTTCCATTAATTTTGTAAAAATGGATATCACAGGGGGTTAGCAAAAGATATCCAGACACAAAAGAATCCATTAGCGCTGGACATGCTTTAAATGATAGTGTATCTGAATCTAAAACATTACCGTCTTTTCCTATCCAATTTCTATTTGCAGAAGAAAACCATTCTGGTACAAAAGCTTTTGCTGGTGATGGGTAGATAGAATTTTTAAAGTTATATTCTTGTGCAGAATGAAAAACTATTCTTGGCATTACTCTATAACCTTTAAACTAATAGATTTAACTTCATGGCTACCAACTTTTTCTCCTACCCAATTTAATCCATTTTTATAAAAGTTTGTCCACTTGCCAGAACTTAATATGCTATTTCTGATTTCATCAGCAGATTTAGAATCATTGATTTCTAAAACAATATCTTTATTCTTTTTACTTTCTCTAAACTCTATCTCTGAATTTTGCAAATCAGATAAAGATATTGGCAAAATAGTGCATATTGGCGTATTTGCTTTAATGGTTATAACTTTATTTGGTTGAGTTATTCTGTAAACTATTGGCAGTGGGCCGTCAAAAAAAGAAGTGCTTATTAATGTAGTAAAGCAGGTTGCTCCGTCAATGAAATAGTTTGATGGTGGCATAGTTAATAGGGTTACATTATTTTCTGTAGTAAACTTTATTCCTATGTTAAAGCTAACGGTAGCATTTGCTCTTTGAAGACTTACATACTTATCACCAGACAAAACTTTAATGTGGTCTGGGGAGCTATCCGAAACTCCATCCCATATGAAAGATATATCTTCTGGGAACGATACTGACCACCCGAGCCTATTTGTTAATGTTAAGGGGAAACATTGATACGCATGCTTATCATAGGTATCATCCATCCACCATCTTTTTGCTGGCATCTGTGATATATCTGCAGAATTTTCTGAAATTCTTTCTGCATATATTTTATACACTACAAGAGACCTTCGTAATACTTTTCCTCTAGCTTAAAATATTCTGGTGTATGAGCTGTCTCTAAATAATCTAGCATTGTAACAATTGAATATTTTAATCCTTTTGTTACTTGCATAGCTGCATGAGAATATATAAAAGCAGAAGGGAAGAGGTATAGGTCTCCAGCCCTAGGTTTAATTTTTAAATTAAACTTATCAAAAAATAGTTCCCCGCCTTCGTAGTCGTCATTTAAATATCCAACAGAAGACAGTACACACGTATAAGAATATCCATGATCTGAATGTACCTTAAAATGTTGGTTTTCTCCATATCTAACATAATTAAATGATTCCCAATATTTTAATGGTGCAATATTAAAGCCAGAACTATAATGACTTACTGGATCTAGCTGTACATCTTTGCAATCTTTCCATATTTGAGCCAGTGCTGAATCTGTTTCATCAAACATACTTGCCTGTCTATTTTCATTATTTGTAGTTATTGAGCCATCTTCATTTACTTTAATTTTAAAATCAACACAGTCTCTATATGATAAATCTGTATTGGCGTATCCAGTAGATGCTTGGTTCCACTTATACTTTAATGATTTTTGAGATCCAATTGTATCTTCTAGTCTATCAATTAAATTTAGTTCTTTCTTAAACACATCCCTATATACAGCAATGCCAGGTGCTAGTAGTTCTACATCCATTTAAATACTCTCCTTTTTTTAAAGTATATCATATTGATTAAATTATTGGAACCCAGACTCCAGGCTCATTATGCTTTAATGCAAATAGCGGGGAGACATAAAACTCAATAATGTCCGACTCTGAGTCAACTTCAATTCTAATTAAATCCGTTGGCTTGTTAATAATTAGATCCCCATCAACTACATTTTGAGATTGGATTGATTTGCCATCATTAAAATAAACTTTACCGCCATCTACTTTTGCAAAATAGAATCCGTGCAGAAATGGTACATTTTGTCCTGGGAAATCAAACCACTTTACATTGTCCGTCTTATAATATTTTACAGCTTTGCCATAAACCATGTAGTCTTGTGCTTTTTTGTTTATCTGATACGTGTCGCATGCATGACCAACCGTAATGGCTACGTGCTTATATAGATCATAGCAAGACTTTGTGTATATAGAGAAGATGTTCTTTGGAATTTTTTTTACAGATCTAACTTTTACCAGCTCGCCATCAACAAGATTGTAAACATCATCTATTTTAGGACCAATATGTTCAATATCATGAATAATGTTATTTATCCCAGAAATATTTTTATGAATAAACTTGGTTTCACTAAATATTTTTTTCAATGTATACGGCTCTCTTGTCAAAGTAAACTACTGGGTGTGAATAGTTTCTAAAATCAAATATCTGGTCTAAATCTATTTTAGTAATAATCTCTTCAAACCCTAGATCATATATTGAATTATAAAGTTGATCTCCTGCGGGTGTTCCGCTATTGTCTGAATATATATTTGACCACACCTGATATCCCAAATGTTTTGAAAGCATATCGTTTGTAATTACAGAATACTTTGCAACATTCTTATTTCTATAAAATGGATCGACATACATCCTATTTATTTGGCATGACATTAACCAGGCACTTTGGGCAATTGGAAAATCGTTATATATTTTATTAGATACAACTATATCGCCAGTTAAATACTCACTAGAATTATATGCAGTACACATTACTTTTATATCAGACTCAGCGTCTTCTACAAAGGCAAAATACCCCCATATATTTTCCTGTTCAAGATCTGAAGGAAATTCTTTGTAAGAAATATCCTTTACGATTTCTTTTTTTTCATTCCCAACTAGGAATTTCATAGCCAAACCTTTCTAGTTTGTTTTATGCAGTCCAGTCAGTTGGATAGCCGTCGTAAGTAAGACCATTTTCTGTAAAGTAGAAATCTTTTGGCTCAACGTTTATTGAATAAACTTGAATTGTTACATCTATATTCTTTTCGAGATTTTCGATTGGGATAAATGCTTTTTGATTATAGTTATATATTAAATCAGATGGAAGTATGTCTGCTGACATTATAGGCTGTATCAAACCATCTCTTTTTGCAATAATACAATGTGTCATAGAATAAATGTCTGAGTTTACAACAACTGCTCCCTGAGAATCATGTATTCCTAGATTTGTTACTGTTGCTAAAGTCTCTTGTGCATTAGCAAAGTCTTCTTCGCTAATAACAACTGGTGCTCCGTCGTAAGCATAGTCATCTGGCAATCCGCTAAAACTTAACGTTACAACCTGATCTCCAACTAGAAGTTGTCCAGCAGCCACAAGGCCATTTGGTGTTCTAATTAAAGTACTAACGCCAACGCTCTTATAGTTAAACCCTGGTGGGGAAAAGAACCCTGGTGGGGAAAAGAACCCTGGTGGGGAAAAGAACCCTGGTGGGGAAAAGAACCCTGGTGGGGCAAAGAAGCTTGGTGGGGCAAAGAAGCTTGGTGGGGCAAAGAAGCTTGGTGGGGCAAAGAACCCTGGTGGGGAAAAGAACCCTGGTGGGGCAAAAAACCCTGGGGGTGAGAAGAATGAAGGTGCCTGAGTTGTTACGTTTCCAGAATAAACTGAAAATCCACCGTTACCGTTTGCATTTCTTGCCCGTACACGGTATGCCTGAGTGGTGTTTGGCTCATTTGCTATTGTTGTACTTCCACTACCTGCTTGAGTAACAGTTTTAGGTTTAACTGGAGACTCATTAGATTCAATATAGTAATCAATTATTGCAGATCCACCGTCAGATGGTGCAGTCCATGATATTGTATCTAAATTAACACCTGCTGTTGCTCCTGGCTGCGACATTGTTGCTGGAACAGTTGTAGCTGTAGCTGATGCAGCATTTGAAGCTGTTGATGATCCGTATGCATCATATGCAGTTACTGTGTAGGAGTATAATGTATTAGAAGATAATCCTGTATTTGAATATGTATTAGATGGATGAGCTACTGTTGCAATTTCTGCACCGCCACGAAATACCTTGTATCCTGCTGGAGTATTTCCAGATGTTGGATTTGTCCAAGATAAATCTATACGACCATCATTAAAAGGTCTGTCTGCTGGTACATTTGTTGCCGTAAGATTGGTTACTGGATTTGGTCCAATAAAGTTATCTTGTGCAGAAGATTTAGTTCCTATATTTTTTGACATTTTATTCTCCTATTTTCTTAATTATGCTTTCAAATCTCCAGCAAGTAACCAAGTATTTGTTGCTACCTTGGTAAGTGTTGCTGATGAATATAGAGCTCTTAATGTTGATCCTGGTGTTGACAATATTGTTACTGTTCCGTCAGCTGCAGCAAAACTTCCACCTGTTCCTGCTGATTGATAG